CATGAACATATTTAAAAGTATCAAGAATTATTTTAACACGGAAGAACCTGAGACGGTCGTAACATTGCCGAATGAAACTGAAAAGTGGAAGGCCCTTGCTATTGAAGTAAATCGGGAAGTGATGGCCGTTAGACGGAAGTACAAGGCAGTAGTAGAGGAATGTAACCGACTGACTAAGCTTGTTGAAATCTATCAGGAAATTTTAGAGCGGAAGGACAACGAAATATGATATGCAGTACATTTTCAGGAACATTGACAAAAATTATACGTCAATCAACAACGCATTTACTCAAGACACACGGTTAGAGCCTGCAACTATCGGAATATTAACGGTTATTTTAACAAATAAGCCTGACTGGGTGGTGTATCCAGAAGAAATCGCTAGACGGTTGAATATTAGCAGGCGGACAGTTGACAGGCATTTCAAAATTTTAGAAGAATGTGGCTACTTGCTATCGGTTAGGATCAGTCACGGTCGAGGAAACGGGACAGAGTTCAAACGGTTCTTCTCTGATTGTCCAATGAGTGAAGACTACAAATCTTATCTAAAAAATAAGATGGCAGAGGAGTTATCCACAGCTTCTTAGACAGATGATTTTACACATTGCAGATTTTGCCATGTTAAAAATTGCCATGTTAAAAATTGCCATGTTAAAAATTGCCGTCTAATAAATACTAACTATATAACAAGTACTAACTTAATAATAATCTAAGGCTTACGCCACTAACTAAATAATAAATACTAACGAACAACAATCTAATAATAATATTAATAAATAATATATAGGGGTTTTCAAAAAAAATCCACAGGAGGAAAAATCATGACAAACATTTTTAAAGCAATCAAAACTATCAAACGCATCAAAACTTTACAAAAAGAATTACACGATTCCAGCTTAGCTTATCTACTAGCTCAGGATATTGGATTTTTCCCAGAAAATAAAAAGGGCCGAATCAAAGCGGAAGCTATGCACGACTTCACCCATCTTTTAAAAGACGTGCTGGACGGTAAGAACCTAGACGAAGCTACAGACATTTTGCTAAAGGGTAAAGAGGACGAAGACGAAGAAGAGGACCAAGAAAAGGGACAAAGAGAAGATGGAACCGTTTGATTACGATAGATGGCTCAGTACACCACCTGAACCATATATCGAGCCAGAAGAAGATGAAGACGAAGCTTATAATAGCTGGATAGATCGCCAATTATGCGAAATGGATTAAACGAAGGAGAAACGAAATGACAAATAATCAAGTAGCAACCAAAACTGCAGGGGATTTCTTGACGAATCCGCAACTATTGAGCGCCAAAATCGTAAGACAATATCTTGATCCATCAGGCAAGGCCAATGATGAAGAACTAGCGTATTTCATTGCAACGTGTAAAGAGCGGAACCTGAACCCATTTACTAAAGAGGTCTACTTTATCAAATACGGGACGAATCCAGCGCAGGTCGTCGTCTCTAAAGACGCCTTCATGAAGCGAGCAGAACAAAACCCTAATTTTGATGGATTTGAAGCAGGTATCGTGGTAGAGACTCAAGAAGGAGAAATCAAGCATATCACAGGAACAATCCACAGCAAGAATCACGTCTTGCTTGGAGGTTGGGCCAAGGTTTATCGTAAAGACCGTAAATATCCCATTGAGGTAGACGCAGACTTTAAAGCATACAACACAGGTAAATCTATGTGGGCCAAAATGCCAGCGCTGATGATCCGCAAAGTAGCCTTAGTCTCTGCTATGCGTGAAGCGTTTAGCGAAAATGTAGGTGGTCTATATACTACTGACGAAATGGATCAGTCACAACCTATTGACGTGACGCCTCAGGAAAGCAGGGAAGACGTACTAACTCGCAAGCGAGCACAGATCGAGCAATTCAATAAAGAGCAGGAACAGCGGCAGAAGAAAGAGGTTGAACCTGTAGAGGTCAAAGAAGAACCAGAAAATCCATTGCAAGAAGCCGATCCAATACAGGAAGATCTGCTCGGCAATAGCCTTAATTACTAGACGGGAGGCCAGACATGCAGGAATTACAAGCGAAAGTAACACAAGCACAAGTCGAAATTATCGACCGTGAAAAATTTGAACAAAATATAAACGAAGTCGTGACCAAGTATCAAAATTACGTAGTCACGGCCTCAACCATCAAGGACGATAAGAAGGTTTTAGCTGACTTGCGAAAACTCAGTAAACAAATCTCAGATGAGCGCATCAAGATCAAACAGGAATTGTCAAAATCAGCAGATGAATTTGATGAATACATCAAAGCGACAGAGAAGCCTTTGACTGATATGATTTCTAAAATCGCAAAAGATGTAAAAGATTTTGAAGATCATCAAAAGGCCCTGAGACTTGACACGGTTAAATCTTACATTGCCAATAAATCGGCTGAGTACATGCTAGACCCTCGGATTTTCGACGAAAAAGCACTTGAGTACATCAAAGCAGGTGACTTTATGTCTGACGGCGTGACCTTGAAGAAAGCCACAATGCAATCATTAGATGATCTGGTCACATTTGAGTATCAGAAGCAACAAGAATTTGAAAAAGCCAAATCGGCCATTTCTGGACAATGCGCAGAGTACGGCATGACTGACCAGCCATATCTTCGCATGTTGCGGGATTTAACCCTTGTTGAAGTCTTAGAGCAGATCAAAGCGGATTATGCCTTCGAGAAGCAAAAAGAAGAAATGAGGCTAGCTCAAGAGAGAGCAGAGCGTGAACAGCAGGAAATTTTAGCCAAGGAACAGGCCAAACAAGAAGCTGATGCTCTAATTCGTCAGAAAATGGGTCAAATTGACCCAGAAACAGGCGAAATCTTGGGCGGAGGGGAATTGTCCCAGAATCAAGAAGAAGCCGTTGTAGGAGCTGAAAACAGCCTTAAAAAGTACACGCAAAAAATGATTTTGGAAGTGTATTTTGAAGACACAGCAGAAAAAGACCGATTTAAGAACGGTCTCAGTCAACTAGGATTTGATTATAAGACTAACTATATTGTCAAAGGCTATCAAAATATCGAGCCGTTGACGCAGGAAGAGCTCAATGAGCGATACGGATGGTAGATATGGAAAATCTAGGAGGAGAATAATGACATTCAAAACATGCGACTTGCTAAATTATAGGCAACTTTGGTGGCTTGATAAATTTCTTATAGGTCATAAAGGTTTTATCGCTGGAGGCTGTTTTAAAAATATATTTAACAATGAACGCGTTAAGGATTTAGACATTTTCTTTGAAAGCGAAAAGGATTTTTTAGAGGCAAAGAGCTACTACAAACAACAGATGAAAGAAAATCCTGCTGATTGGAAATTTTCTTACGAAAACAAAAATTGTTGGTCAATCTATTCAGTTAAAGAAAAAGTACGTCTTGAACTTATTATGAATACATACGGAACGCCTAAACAAGTTATTCAAAAATTTGATTTCACAATAACAAAGTTCGCTTACTACAAAAACTACGACAATGTAGATGAAGATAATTACATAGCGGTTTTTGAAGTGGTGTACCATGAAGATTTTTTTGAACACCTACATACAAAGCGGTTGGTCGTTGATGATAGCTTACCTTATCCAGTTAGCACCTTTAATAGATTGTTGAGGTATGCCAAATACGGCTATCAGCCGTGTAGAGAAACGAAAATAAGAGTTGTCACAGAGTTGGCCACATTAGACCCCGAAGATCAAAAAGATTTTGAGGAACAACTTGGAAAAAGTTTGTACGAAGGGATGGATTAGATGATGTTTGATTTTATTAGAGAGGTCGGAATGGCCCTTGTATGGTTCTTTCTTGGCTATCTGGTCGGAGAGCGAAGCCAAAACAACGATAAAAAATAAAAAACTATGAGCTGGGAACCTCAGAAAAAGCAACCTAGAAATAAGCGTCAGACTTTGGACGGATGACGTAAAGGATTTCACCAGCCAAGCCATTTTTTCTCACACAATTCTTCAAATTTGGCTGGTGGATTTTAAATGAAAATATGAAATTAATTCTAAATATTGAACCAAAGCCACAGAGTAGACCAAGATTTGCAAGGCGTGGCAATTTTACCACGACTTACGAAGCAGGGGATATGAAGACTTGGCGCCGAAAATGTACGGATTTAATAGCCGAGGAGAGCCTGCTTGATAAGGTAGCAGAAGGGCCTGTCAGGCTATCAGTCGCATTTTACATATCGCCCCCGCAGTACATCAAGAAAATCAAGAAGAATCAGCAGGCCTTAGCAGGTGAAACTATGCCCGTCTACAAGAAGC